TATCTAACTTTTTTAACTTCTTCTGCGATATGAAGTGGGCAATAGCCTCGTTAATTCTGTCTTGAAGGTCGTTCATAATGAAATCTACTTTAATTTAAAGCTAGCTTACAACAAGAATAATAAAGCTTGCTTGCAAATATTTATTAAAGTACACTTTAATTATTAAAGCGAACTTGGTTATAAATATGAGAGTTCTAATCAAAACTAATGATGCCGTTGGACATTTCAAAAATGCCTCACGGCTAGCTGAAGAGATTGGTATTACCCCTCAAGCTATTAATCAATGGGGTGATTACGTTCCAGATCCTTCGGTAGGGAAAATTATGGCATTAGTACCAAATATCCCCTATGAAATCGTCAGAAATAAGTCCGAATCTGCTCTAACAACTTAAACATTCTGACCTTCTTAAAGCCACAAGTAAACGTGAATAAAAACAAGGGTTCACATATGGAATTTAGCAAAGAAGCACAAGCTGCTCTGTATAAGATGATCCGTCATACACCAGGTATTGATGCAAAACAGATTGCTGAAGTATTAGGTGATTCTCATAAAACCGTTCTGAATTACGGCAATCCGAATATGGATTATCAGCCGAGTCTTAAAAAATTTGAGGCCATGCTCGAATACACAGAAAACCCGGCGGTACTTAAAGTATGGGCCCATAAGCTGAATCTCGCGCTAATCCCGACAGGTTGCGAAGGCGACAAGCATCGAGAGTTATCTGTGATCGAGGCCATGATGCAGGCAAATATCTGTAACGGGCAGGCCAACCAGAAAGTCTATGAAGCTTATGAAGATGGTGTGATTACACCGGCAGAGTATGAAGAGATTCACGGTATTTTTACACGAATTATTGAGTTTGCTAAAGCGGCTGATCAAGCAGCTTACAAGCAAATGCAGAAATATACCGCTACTACACAAACCGTAAAAAATGAAAAAGCCTGACGTGCGAAATCAGGCTTTTTCTAACTCATACAGGCATGAATTATGAAAAAGAATTTATCAGAACTCGCTAGCAATAGCAAACCTGTTGATCTGAAACAGGATAAAAGCAGTTCAATGGCTAAACCTCTTTTGAAAAGTCGTAAGGCCAAACGCTGCTTTGTCGAACCTGTAGCTCTGTTCGTGTCTTCATTACAGCAGGAGGCCCTATGAACTCTGCAATCAATAACGCTGATTATAAACATCTGCAACAAGTACAATCTTTCTATGATCCGGCTTTAAGAATTCTTGATGAGCTGTTTAAGCGTAATCAAAACAATCTACGTGTACGAAATCAGGATGTAAACAACGCCGCTGTACGAAAAACTGATCTGGCTGAGCAGCTGGTGCGCCGTTGCCGTATTAATGACTGGATGGCCAGTGAAGTGGTGGCGAGTCTAGTGAAATCAGGAACGGTTGAAGCATTTGGAGGCTATGTGAAGCCTAAGGCGGGTGAAGTATGACAGCAGCTCAAGTAATCCCGTTTAAACAGCCTCAGCAACCAGTTAGAGAGGCTCGAATGTCTACACAAAAGCAAGAGGGCTATACAGACCTCCCTAATTTTATTTGCGATGAAGGTTATCTAGCTGCATTAAGTGGCGAGGCTATCAAGTGCCTGATTTTCTTAAATCGCCACATCAATGGCTTTCACCTGGAGCAAAAATCCATGGGTGAGGCATTAGTGATGAAAGTTACCGGTATAAGAGATAACCGTACCATACGCAAATACATGGCTGAATTGGCTAAGTATCAACTGGTCAGTATCTATAAAGAAACTGGAAAAAGTAATGTCTACAGTCTTACTTTCGAAAACCGCTTACCTATTAAACCAGTAACATCTCATGCTACTGGTCAAAACTCAAAACCAGTGACATGCCATGTAGCTACATCTGATGTACCGGGTACATGCCATGCTACTGCACCAGTGACATCACATGCTACTGCCACCAGTGACATGGCATGTCACCCTGTAAAAGAAATATATTTAAAAGAAAATATTAAAAATATACATACACAGGTTCCGCCTGAAAAATCAGTGGATGAGGTCTTAAATCTCTGGACTCCAAATATCGATCAGCTCAACGCATGGTTACAACGTTCAGGCGTTATGCCAATGACTGAATCATTGGTTCAAGAGCTGCTTCTTGAAATCAACGCTCACTACGAAACAAAACTCAAAGCTGAGCTGATCACAGATACCCAGATGTACATGAATTTTGTGAAATGGGTAAAACGTAGCTTTCAGAGACCTTCTGTAAAAACCAGATCCTCTGAAAACCGTAACCAGAAAACTAATACAAGCCTGAACGTCAATGAAGCATGGAATCAAATACCAGCTGTTGAATACGCAGCAGTGGAACAGGTTGACATCCCGGAGGACTTTGAATGAACGCTATGGCTATGCTCACAGGTGGACTTCAAAGCGTCCAGGAACTGTGCACTGAACACAACATTGCAAAAGTGAAAGCTGGACAAAACCAGATCTGCCCGCAGTGTGCGATTGAATTGGTAAATCAACAAAATCAGAACCGTCAGCACGAAGTAGACCAGATGGTTCGTGAAAAACATTTTGCTGGCGCTACGCTTCCAGAACGTCATGCAGGTTCACGGTTCAAGAATTATACCGTTAGACATGCAGGTCAGCAGAATGCAGTAAACAGTGCTGTCTCTTACGTTCAATCTATTTTGAGTGGCGCTAAAAATAACTTTGTGATGGTTGGCAAAACCGGTACAGGAAAAACTCATCTGGCTTGTGCCTCAGCGCGTACGCTACTCACCAGAGGTATGTATGCCCGTTATATCACTAGTGAAGAAATGGCACAGCGGATCATGGATGCATGGGATAAAAAGAATCCGGACATCACCGAGAAATCAGTGATTCATGAGTTTACCCAGTATGACCTACTAATCCTGGATGAATACGGACTGCATGATCGGGATAAGCGCCGTGAACTGGTCCATAAAGTTTTATATGCACGTTATGACTGTATGAAGCCAACCATGCTGATTTCAAACATGACATTACATGACACAAAAGATGGCACCGGAAAAACTATACCTGGACTGATTTCAGATTTGGGAGATCGTTTATGGTCCAGATTTCAGCAGGGTAGCCTGACTGTGGTCGAATGCAATTGGGCTGATGCTCGATTAGGGGGTGGGGTGTGATCAAAAAATTAGAAGTTGGGCTATTGGCCAGAGTTCTGGTTAATCAAAGTCTACTTATTCTCAAAGACAAGGAAATTGCAAAGCTGCAGAAACAGGTTCAACTGGCTCAAGCCGCCACGGATCGGATGGAGTCTTGTTATATCGAAATGAAGAAAGAGGCCGAGCAGCTGCAGAGTGAGCTTAAGTGTTGTCGTCGTGAGAATACAGTGTTGTTGCAGAAGGCTGTTGAGGCTGACAGGAAGATTAGTAAGGCTTTAAGCGTATGCAGTGACAATCGCTTATGTATCGGTAAATTCATGATTGAGGATGAAACCTTAGGACTAATTGGTGAAGTAGAGGAAGCCTTACAGGATAGTGAATTTAGTGTTTATACCCCTTTGCTTTTAAGAGGTGTCAATGACAAGCATTTCGGCGGCTGAGTATAGAGAAAAGTATGGAGGTGGTAGTCAGCCTGCTGCTAAAGCCAAAAAGAACAAGTTCAACGCCGTAAAAGTGGAAATAGATGGGCTCAATTTTGATAGCAAGAAAGAAGCTAAACGTTACATACAGCTTAAAGCTATGCAGCAGCACAAAGAGATCCGCGAGCTCAAACATCACCAGTGCTTTGAGCTGGCACCTAAAACCAGAATTGCAGGAGAGAAAAGAGCAAAACCAGCATTGAGATACTTTGCAGATTTTACTTACTACACAGCAGCTGGAGAGTTCGTAGTTGAAGATGTGAAGTCTGCAATAACACGTAAAACCGCGAGCTATCGCAACAAGAAGCATTTGATGAAAACAGTTTTAAATATTGACGTTCAGGAAGTATAGGAAGGCGATTATGTTAGTTGAGAAATTTGATTTTTTAGAGTTTTTACGCCTTGCTATCGCCAATGGTGCAGGGAATGGTAAAAAGATTTCAAAAGACATTGTGTTGGGGGAAATAGCCTTGCTTAAACCGCATGCACGTATTTGGGCTTCATTATTGGTAGAAAAGGTAGATTTTGAACGTATCGCGATTATCACACCTGCTGAGCCGCAATTTATTTATAAGCAGAGTCGATATAAACCTGAATATACGATTGAACGTCGTATTGCAGATAAACCGGGGAAAGTAGAATTTAAACAGGGTGAAATTAGCTCTGGTGATTTTTTCCGTGTACGTAATATTCTGGCTGGCCAGATCCATAAAGAAATGATCAAAAATAACTTCAAGCCGAATAACTGCCAAGGTGATTTAAGTAACATAGCAAAAGGAATGGCTGAGGTAGTTTTGCGTGGCCATCTTTTCGTTAAGGCGATGTGCGGAGCATGCCAAGGGATCGGAAAACTTGAGGTTTATAATAGTGAAGGTTGTACGTCAGGTTCAAAGTTTTGTATTAAGTGCGAAGGTACAGGCAAACGGCCATATACTCTGAATGAAAAGATTAATATCGCAAAATTAAGTATTACCAAGATGGCTTATTCAAAAAGCTACTCCAAATATGAGTTATTGGGAGAGTCTATTGTGGCGGAGTGGGAAACAACTATACGAGATCGCTTGGCAAGATCATTCTATTATGAGCCGGAAATTACTGAACATGCTTGACAGTTGGGTATACACTTGAGTATAAGTATTTCTAAAATGGGCGTTTTATAAATTGATCGCCCGGTAAGAATTTAAGAGCTCGCAAATGCGAGCTTTTTTATTTACTTAATAAATCTTTTTGTAGTCTCCCATACCGTCATAATTGATGCCCAGTTTGCGATTAGAAAGCCCAATGATTTCAAAGCCGTAATCGATATTGTATTTTTGGCCTGTCGAAATACGATATTCAAGTAATAGCTTGAAGTTAATTTGATCATCTACTAAATAATTATCAATGTCTTGCTTAAGCAAGATAATTTCAAATTCTTTTTTGTCATTCGGCTCGAAAATAGTTTCTCTCAAATGACCTTTATGGAAAGGCAATATGCTACTTAAATAAAAGCTGGATACTTTCTCTCCATTATTTTTTATAGAGATTTTTATAATTAAATATTCATCTTTAGGTAAAAAATTATAATCTTCATACAAAAAGGCACTTTCAAGATTTCTTGAGGGCTTACAACTCACAACTATTTCAAATAAAGGTTGAGCAGAATGCTCACGCTCTTTTTGTTCAGCTTTTAAAATTTCAAGTTGCTCTCTTTGAAATTTTAACTGTTCAACAATGGCTAGATTACTTTTAGCTAAAGCTTCCCCTTGCTGTTTATATCCTAAAACAAGAAAAAGGAATGCTAAGGGTGCAAAGATTCCGGCAAGAAAGTCACCTAGTTCATTAGAATCAAGCATAACTTTTTGTGAGGGATTGCCTAACCAGAATATTAGTGTATAAATTGCCACAAACAAGAGATAGGTCAAAATCCATAATTTTGTTGTTTTGAAAGATATATTTTTCATAATTAAGATAAATATTAAATTTTATTTATTATACATTGATCTTTTTACATTCTTGTCACCACTCCTAAGTAGATGTGATGAAAAAGTCTAATTAGCTGCTTCATGTTATAGTCTCTCCAGACAAGACGAACTGGCATGAAAATTTGTATCGTGATGATCTTGATGGATAAGTTATAGAGCGTCCGGGATTGATATTAAAGCATATATAATCAATAACTTATTATAAAAATACTTTTGCTTTTTTATTAAACATAAGATAGGTTAAGGGAATATTCTAAAGGAGTTTGTTAATGAATATTTACACGCCCGGTTTCACTTTTACTGTTTATCAAGATGGTATGTCGAAAGAGTTAACCGTACAGGATTGGCTCGCTCCAGAGAACGATAATCCTGATCTAGTCACTAGAATGTTTAAAGATTCATTTGGAATTTTTTACTTATTTGCTCGTGGCAAATTTTATGAAATGACAGGTGATAAAGTTCAAAGTAATAATGTTTGGTATAGGATTTAAAAGATCTATGCCGTACTCAATACATAATATTTTGTTTAATACGCCCCTTTTTAAGGGGCTTCTTTTTGGGGGAAACATGAACACAGGAAGTGTAATGAACTCAAAAACTCTGCTAAACCAACTGATTTAAAGCGATATTATTGGGATTGACGCAACCTGGATACTTGAATATTCTCGTTGTTCAAAATAATGAATATTGGGGTTTGATATGTTAATTAAAATTGATGATTATGTTCTAAATACAGATAAAATCACAAAAATATATGTAGATAAAGATGGTAAGTATGTGGTTGTTTACTTCTCTGAAAATGACAAAATAACATTTAACTTCCCTCATCATGAAAGCCAGCATAGCTTCTTGGAGAGAATTGGCTTAAAAACATACTTTGCTTAAAGCTTAAGATTTACAAGGCCTCCTTCGGGAGGTTTTTTAATGGGTATAAGTTATGGATATAGATCAGTACAAAGCCCTAACCCGAAAAAAGCCATTAAAAAAGGTACCAAGAGCAAAGCCATTACCTAAAGCAACTCAAAAATATCTCGAAGCCCAAGAAGAACTAGAGCGGATTCTGGATATTTTAGAAATCAAATTTGAAAAATGCTTTCACTTTAAATCTACCAAGCACTGGCGTTTCGACTTTCATTTGATCGAACACAGGATCTTAATTGAAATAGCAGGCGGGCCTTGGTCTGGTGGACGTAAGGGAAAACTGAGCAATAAGGCTTGGAGCATGGATCGTTATGATCATGCTGAAGAGATGGGTTATAACGTTGTACGTTTGGAATCAGCTAGCCGTTACAAGATCAACGAAGCTGGACCATTGCAAATAGAATCCAGTCATGCTCGCCAATGGCTTAAACACTTAAAGAGGCATTCATTCAATGGAACAGTTCAGACCATTCCCGCCGCCGGAACTGATTGATCAGGCAGAGGAAGAGGAAGCAATCCGGTTGGCACCCGCCGTTGAATTAAAAGAATGGGTGCTTAAAAACTTTTTAACCTTGGGTGGCCAGCTGCACAATCCGGACCATGATC